ATTATTTGTTGTCTTGATTTTGATAAGCGGCCCAAAATGTTAAGAAACCATAAACTAAAATAGTGGTTCCGAAGATTAACGCCCCAAGTAAAGTTTCCATTTTTTTGTTTGTTTTAGGTGTTTAATTATTTATTTAAGTTTTGAACCCTTGGCGGGAATCGAACCCGCCTAAATTCCAAAAAGGGTTTTATTTTACGCTTTTTTGCGCCATTTTTTCGATTCTCTTTATGGCATTTTCGAAGGATTTGTCGTCTTCGTACATCTTGTATCTTTGGTCGTTAAATCCAAATAATCCTTTTTTATACCTTTCAATCATGTGGTATGAATTAGAACTAGGACATCTAGTGATTTGGTAAGTTATTGATTCATCAATTTTCACATGAATGGTTTTGAATGTAGGAACCCATTCGCCATTATTCAAAATAGAGGAATTAGTGCTTTTTTCGAATGTTTTAGATAGTAAATCCATGTTTTTGTTTGTTTTAGGTGTTTAAATGGTTTGTCCCTGCTCGCAATCGAATGCCACGGCGGGCCACATTGGGCCCCCGAAGGGATATTTTCAACACGTCAAAGAACTGAAGCGGTCGGCCGTTCGCCGTTTGCTTGTACAATTCTCGCAAGTTTCTAGATTAAAAACAAGGGCTAACTAAAAATTTTTTTAATCTTTTTTCAAAATGGGCCTAATTTGCTCAGAATCAAGGATTTGAGGGTAAAAAAAATTTAGGGAATATTTAGAGGCAAGGGCAAGCGAGGGGATATAAAGAGGCCTTTTGTCCTTTGTTAGGCGTTTAAACATGGGGCAAGGTGGAGCGGGAGCGGGGGAAAAGGGGTCAAGCAGTGGGCAAAGCGGGCCCGTAATGGTCAAGCAGGGGGCTATTTGTAGCGCAGGACGGCCCCTCGGGGGATATCCCCTAGGCAAAACGCCAAAAAATCGGGAGCGGGCCGAGTAAATCCGACCCCCACCCTCGAGAAAAAAGTCGTTTTCGGTGGAGGGCTGTCATCGTCAACCCGGTATATAGCCCCAACACTCTAATCATCTCGTGTAAAATTTGACTCTCAGTCATCTATATGTGTTCACGTATAATTTTCCAAATCTTTTGCGGCCTATATGTCATGTCATATAATGTAATTCGGAATGTATCCGAATTGAATATCAAAATTTTGTATCTTTGAAAAGTTGCAACTAAAACAAAAGATATTATGAAAGGATTAAAGCTTAGTGATTCCATTTATGCCAAGAGCATGATGGGTAGTGGTCTAGATGTTAAGAACGGTAGATTGATTAACAACAGACCATGCGGAGTTACGGGTCTTGCTGAAGCTGCTGCAGCCAAGAAAGCAATGAAGCGTATGGACAAGATTGATATGATTGCTAGTGGTGTATCCATGGGCAACATGAGAAGTGAGATGATGGAATCTCAATTCGGAGGAGAATATTAATAGATAGTTTTTTGGGTGTTTTATTTTAAAGGAGGGTCTACGTTAGACCCTCTTTTATTTTAAAACCGACATTACTGACATGGTTTTATGTCGTTTTTATGTCGATTTGATTTTTGTAACTTATTGATTATTAATTACTTATTTCTTTAATGTCGAAAATGTCGATTTTTAAGAGAGATTATAATAGGAAAAAAAAATAAAAGGAGGGAAATATATATATAAGAAGTAGGGAAAATAAATTGTCATTTCCGTCAAAGTGTTGTCTATCAACACTTTAAACGACATTCACTTCGACATTGTCGTCAAAAACCGACATCTACTTGTAGAATCGTCATTCTTAATTATATTTGCGTAAATCAAATTCAATCACATGGTAGAGACATCAGGATTGGGCTATTCACCCAAAGACTTAAAGTTTGGTACTGAAGGAAGGACCAAGCTAATCAATGGCATCGTTAAGATGTCGAAGGCTGTAAAGTCAACTCTCGGCCCTTCGGGCAATACGGTATTAATCGAGAGTGCGAATCACACACATGGAATTACGGTAACCAAGGACGGAGTAACTGTGGCCAAGTCAATTGACTTGATTGACCCGGTGGAGAACCTTGCGGTTAGAATGATGAAGGAGGCGGCAGACAAGACTGCTACATCTGCGGGTGATGGTACTACTACTGCAATTGTGCTAACTGAAGGGTTGGTACTAGGTGGGTTGGAGTTCATTACTGAGGACATGAACAGGACCGAGGTGTTGAGACACATGGTGGACATCAGCAATAAGGTGGTGGACAAGCTTCGCAAGAAGGCCAAGAAGGTCAGCACATCAATGTTGTTGGATGTAGCCGCTATCTCGGCTAACAATGACAGAGAGATTGGTCGCATTATTTCAGATGTATACAAGGAGGTTGGAAAGAACGGTGTAGTTACGGTTGAGAGAAGCCAAACGAATGAGACATACTCTGAGACCACGAAGGGATTAAAGATTGATAGGGGTTACTTGAGTCCGCTGTTCATTAATGACGTGAAGAAGGACGAGTGCATCTTCGATGATGTGATGGTATTGGTTGCTGACATGGAGATTGCAAACATTTTGCAGATTGAGAACGTGTTGAAGCCAATTGTTTCAGAGGGAAAGAAGCTTTTGATTATCTCTCCGTGCAATGTGAACGTGGTAAACACGCTTGCAGCGAACAGCATGAAGGGGAATCTGAAGGTTTGTGCTGTGGCACCGCCTAGTTTCGGCTACAAGCAGCATGAGTTGATGCAGGATATTGCAATTAGCGTAGGTGCAACATACTTTAGTGAGAAGACAGGTGATGATTTGAGCCACATTAACTATGGTGACTTGGGCCATGCGGCAAAAGTTATCGTTGGCAAGGACAAAACAATCATTATTCGTAGCTCGGCAAAAGTTGACCAAGGGTCAATTGATGCGAGAGTAGCACAATTGTGGGAGAGTCACGAGCAAGCGACTAGAAAGGCTGACAAAGATTTTATTTTGGAGCGCATTGCGTCATTAACGGGCGGGATTGGTGTCATTTTCGTAGGTGGTCAGACTGACATTGAGCAGAAAGAGCTGTATGACAGGGTCGATGACGCAGTTTGTGCGGTACGTTCAGCCCTTGAGGAGGGGATTCTCCCGGGTGCAGGTAGGGCATTGGTAGATGAGACTGCTATTTTGCTTGGTGAGATGGCTGACATTAGGATTAGTGATGAGTATGATGCGGCATTGAAGATAATGGTCAACGCAATGATGGCTCCGTTCCAACAAATCCTTGCAAACGCAGGCTTCAAGCCTAGTGACCTGTACAAAGAGGCTACGCCTATTGGTCATGGCTACAATTTGAAGACAGGTAAGATGGGTGACTTGGTACAGATGGGGGTTATTGACCCATTGAAGGTGACTAGGTCCGCATTGCAGAACGCTGTCAGCGTTGCTACAACTATTCTATCCACTAACGCCATCATCACAATGGCACGAAGCTATGATGCACAGTAAGATTGAGCAAATAATTGAGCTATATCCCAATGAGGAGTTTATGTTTGCTGATGGATTCGATGACGCTATTATTGGCGTAGACGAAAATAAAGGAAGGATTGTCTATGATGTTGACGAAATCATTAACATCCTAATGAAAGACGATATGTCCGTAGATGATGCTTTTGATTTTTACTACTACAATATTGCAGGTTCGTACGTTGGTGAGAACACCCCTTTGTTTATAAGACAAATAACAAAACTATGAGACCAATAGGGAAATACATTGTGGTTAAAGACATCCAAGAGGAGATTAAGACCGAGAGTGGTCTTATCCTCTCGGGTGAGGATACCAATCAGCTACGATACAAGAGAGCTGAGGTGGTAGCGCCGGGGACTGACGTTGATGTAATTGATGAGGGTGATGAGCTGTACTACGACAAGTCGCATAGCTTCACGATGCTAATCAATGACGTGCAGTATACGATTATTCAAGAGCGTGATGTAGTGGTGGTGATTTAATCATCACCACTACTATACCTCTTTTCTTTTTCTTTCTTGTAGTAGGCGTTCATTTCAAGAATCATATTGCGATATACCTTATCTGTATATGACACATTTTTTAAAAACATGGCATTGTAGGTTAGACTCGTTGGAATCTCTTCTCCTTCAAGCTTCCTATAGATATCTCGCACTACTCTTTTTGCTTTGTCGCTTAGGCAGTATAGTGATTTACCGTCTGTTCCTTTTCTTCTAAAAGTTTCAATCCATCCCCTAGCGTGCAGGGATGCGAATCGGTCTTTGTCCCAACTTACAAGTTCAACGAATTGGTCGAACTTTTCTTTTCCAAAATAAGATTCGGTGTAAAGGAATAAGATTATATCTAGGTCAGCTTGGCTTAGCTCATGCTTGAATTTGATGTAGTATCTTATTACTCTCCAAAACTTTAGGTAGTCTGAAGGTGTTGATTTCATTAATTTTATTTTATTACATTTGTAAAGCAAAGGTAAATAAATTATAATTATGGCGGCTACCAAGAAATCCGAAGAAAAAAAGGAGAAGACTACCGAAGAGGAAGTAAAGAGTCTACGTCAGGAGTTAGATGCCATTACCTTTAAAAACAAGCAGGCAAAAGAGATTGCTGCTATTCAAGCGGGAAAGGAGAAGCTAAAGGATAAGCTTTCAAAAAATAGAGAGCGAAGAGTTGGTGCTGCCAATAGAATCTCAGGCTTGGGCAAGTTGAAAGGATTAGCTACATTTAAGTAAAAATATAAAGATTACCAATAACTAAAAAACAAAAAATGAAAAAGGACATTCCAAATCTCCCCGCATCTTCTAAGTTGCAACCTCCTTCAGGTGGTGGACCATCTATTAAAGGAGCATTGAAAGCTAAGCCGTTGGCTATGTCAGGTGGCGTACCTTCTAAAGGCGCTAAGTCTGTTGTTGCTAAAGGTGGCAAACCTAAGTTGGTTAAAAAGTCTAAATAACTAAAGTCATGTTGAAAAGCAAAATGACAGGCGGTGGAGGCAAGGCTGCTGCTGCCGATAAAAAAGAAGCAAGAGCTGCTAAAAAAATGGACAAAGCAATGGGTAAGGCTGTGGACAAGCAGATGAAAACATTTGTTAAATCCAAAGACCCAATGGAAGGGTTTAACAAGGCTGCTTCAAAATTTGCTAAGAAAGCTGATAAGATTGTTCAGAAATACAACAAAAAGAAATAATCATGTTGAAAGGTAAAATGAATGGTGGAGGCGGTGGGTCCGCTAAAGCTGCTAAAAAAAATGAGCAGGCTGCTCCTGCAAAAAGAGGTCTTGCTGAGCTTGATAAGTTTGATAAACGTATCAAAGTAAGAAAACTCGAGAAAGAAGCTAAGCCTGCCGCTAGAGCTTATAATGCTAGACTTAGAGCTAAAAAATAAATAATCATGGCAGTAGGTAAAGCAATGGGCCCGGGCGGCAGAGTCGCTAGAGCCGAGAAGAAAGTAGATAAGGCAAAAGGTAAGGTATCAAAATTGGTTGGCAAATATGGAATTGCAAGTACCGATGGGCCTGATGTTTATTTCAAGAAAAAAGAAATGCAAGCTAAGACTGCTCCTAAAATAGCTAAGGCTGTTTCTAAAGTAGAGAAAGCTAAGTCTAAAGTAGAGAAAGTTGTAGGTAAAAAAGCAGAGAAGGTTGTTAATAAACTAACTAAAAATTTGACTTCAGATAAAAAACAATCATCAGCAGCTGCTTCATATCTTAAAAGCAAAATTAAATAATCATGGCAAAGAAAAATATGAACGTAGGTGGAGGTAGTGATTCTACTAAAGTTCAAAAGAAATCTTTAAAGTCAGTAAAAAAACGTGCTTCTACAATAGGGGCTATTGAAGGGATAGGTGGTTCAATTGGAGCTAAAGTAGGTCCTATGCAGCAAGCTGTAAAACAAAGAAAATATAAAAAATAATGGCAAAGGAAGTAAAGTCAGGTCTCGTTGAAGAGAAGGCAGTTGAAAAGGCTCCCGTAGTTAAGGAAGCTCCTGTTGTAAAAGAAGAGAAAGTAGCAGAGGCTCCTGTTGTGGGTCACTCTACTAGAGCGTTTAGAAGCTAATTAAAAATGGCTGATAAGTCAAAGATGCAGTGTAACCGTCCTACCGCTTCTGACCGTCCCGGTAAGAAGAAGATGGTTAAAGCTTGTTCCGGAGGGGAGGAAAAACTCCTCCACTTTGGAGCAAAGGGCTATGGTCATAACTATTCTGCTGCTGCTCGCAAGAGCTTCAAGGCAAGACATGGTTGTGACTCAGCCAATGACAAACTAACCCCTAAGTATTGGGCTTGTAAGAATTTATGGGCAGGGCCGGGAGGTTCTACCAAGTCATCTCCTAAAGGAAGAAGAGGGAAGTACTAATGAAAAAGCCTGTTTCAGTAAATGCTTATAGAAGAAGCACCAATAAAGATGGGAAGTTTTCTTCTATTACTACTTACAACATAGATACGGGTGACACTAAGATGGTTACTCAGAACAAAGTTAAGGGAGATAAAGGCAAATATAAAAGCGCTTCATTGAGAAAGAATGAAGACGGTACAGTATCAGGAAACTTTGTTAAAGGAGAGAAAGGCAAGTATTTGACAGGCGGTAGAGCAGAGAGAAAGTTTTCTCGTGTGTCTACTAGAATGAATAGAAAAAAGTAGTAGTATGGCAACTCAGAAGTTTATGGGTCGAGGCAAACTTCTTGAAAGACTTACCGCTCAGGTAGGTGATAAGGGGTTGGCCATAGCTATATTAAAAAAGAGAGGTCATCTTAAAGATGATGGCAAGACATATACCAAAGCAGGAGCAGCAAGAAATGCTATGACTGCTGAGGAAAGAGCTAAGGACAGGGCCTCAAAACAAACAGGTCGTTCGGCTAAAGATTTTAAATACAATCCTGCAACCAATAGAGTTAGAATTGAATGAAAGACGCTTGTTATAAAAAGGTAAAGGCATCTTATGATGTGTTCCCTTCAGCTAGAGCTTCGCAGGCTATTGCCAAATGCCGAAAGGCATCCGGGAATGTAACCAAGTCTGAGAAAGGTTCTAGCTTAAAGCGTTGGGAGAAAGAGAAGTGGCAAGACACTAGAACAGGTAAGCCATGTGGTGCAGGAGGAAAGAATGAATACTGTAGACCAACTTCACGAGTGTCTTCAAAGACACCAAAGACCAAGAGTGAAATCAGCCCTTCCAAATTATCTGCTAAGAAAGCAGAAAAGTCTAGAGTAGGAATGGGCAATAGAGTGTCAAAAGTTTAATTATATTTGTATAATGAAGAGCAAAGGACTAGGTGACACTATCGAAAAGGTCACAAAAGCTACAGGCATTAAAAAAGTTGTTGACGCAGTTAGCGAGGCTACAGGAAAAGATTGTGGTTGCAAAGCACGCAGAGACGCATTGAATAGAGTATTTCCATATAAAAATTAAAGATATGTCAGTTTTTAAAACAACTTTCTCAAGAGCATTAGCCGTATTAAAAAGTGATGACGCAAATGTCCCTTATCCTGCTATTGTAAAGTCAGGTACTAATACTAGTCTTGTCAATGAACAATTGGTTGATTCTGCAGGTGATTTTATTAATGCAGGTGTTAAGACAGGTGATATTGTTTATAACACTACAGGTGGAAGTGCAGCTACTGTAGTATCTGTAACAAGTGCAACTGTAATTGTTTTGAATACAACTATTTTTGGAGCAACAGGTGATAGTTACACGATTTATCAAGCAAGTTCTCAAACTACTATCGGTAATGCAGGTTGCTTTCTTTACATTGGTAATAATGGAGGAGACCCTGTAAATGTAAAAGTTACGACTATTGGTGGTGACATTGTTACATTCTCATTTATTCCCGTAGGAACTTTTCTTCCTGTTCAAGTAATTAAGGTTTGGGAAACCGATACTACTGCAACTCAAATTGTAGCTCTTTGGTAAGATGGCAAAGGCTAAGATTTCAATCGCATCTACATACGTTAAGAAGTCTAATAGTAGAGGCGTAGCTGCCAAAACAAAGACTAGCACTAGCAAAGGAAGCAAGCTCTATAAGAAGCCATATAAAGGCCAAGGACGATGAAATATTTACACTACATATTTGCATCGCTCCTGCTGCTTTTTGCCCCAATATACGGCTTATTAATAGCCGTGGCGGCTGCTATTATTCTTGATACCATTACAGGGATATTCAAGTCAATAAAGTTAAATGGTTTCAAAAGTATAAGAAGTAGAAAGCTTTCCAATATTGTGAGTAAAATGTTGCTGTATGAAGTCTGTGTCCTGTTTTTATTTTTGATGGACAAGTTTCTTTTGAATGAGTTTGTTGTACGCTCATTCGGAATTGAGTTTATGTTTACCAAAATCTGTGCAATTGTATTAATCTTCATCGAGCTTGTTTCAATCAAGGAGAATATTGAAGATGCATTCAAGATTGAGATTTGGCCAATGATTAAAAAATTACTTAGCAGAGCAAAAGAATTTAAGTCAGACATTGACGAGATAAAATGAAAACATCAAAGAGTTTATTATTAATACTTCTTATCGTTTTTTTTTATTCATGCTCAACTAAAAAGGCAGTTACCTCTAAGGATACTACTGAAATAAAAACTGATAGCACCTACAAGGAAAAGAAGGATAGCGTTTCAGTTATTCAGAACTCAATCGAAATAAACGAAAAACTTTTTGAGATTCAGGTTGAGCCTGTTGATGTGTCAAAGCCTATCATCATTGATGGAGTTAAGTATGAGAACGCTTCATTGAAGATTAAAAAATCAGACAAATCAATTGTTGATAGCACAAAGACTATTGTTCTAGAATCATCAGAACAAAATGTAGAGCTAGAAAAAGAAACATCAATTGAAAAATTTGATAGGTCAATAAAAAAGAAATCAAATAATTCTGTATATTTTTGGCTGTTGCCACTTCTAATTCTATTAGTATTGGCCTATAAGTTCAGGAGATTATTACCCAATCCATATTCAATAATTAGTTATATTTGTCAAACAGTTAAAAATCAAATCAAATGAGCACACAAGAAAACCCCGTAAAATTAACAAGCGAAGAACTAGATTTCATCAAGAATGGTACTGCACAGTACAATGCTGTAAAATCTAAAATCGGAGACCTTGAAATTCAGAAAGCTAAGTTAATCAATGAGGCTGATGCAATTGTTAAAGCGTTCCTTATCAACGAAAAAACTCTAATTGAAAAGTATGGCGAGAGCGCTGTAATCAATTTAGATAGCGGAGAGGTTACGCAAAAGCAAGACTAATGCCTTTTTAAATCAAGATAAAAATGCCTAAGATTAGTTCAATTACAACTGTCTCTGTGCCTACTTTAAGCGACAAGCTTATAGGTACAAGTGTTGGTGGAACCCCTAATAATCAAACGAATAACTTTACTCTTCAGCAGTTAAAGACTTTGTTTGATGGTGGGTCACCTCCTGCATCTCCTAATTTACAGTCTGTTTTGAATGCGGGTAATACTGCGACTCAAAGCATTTACTTGACAGGTACAATTGAGTCAACTAATCTTAGGGTTTTTAATGATTCTAACTTAAAGAATCTATACTTATCTGAGCGTTTTTATGATAAGGATAATTCATCAGGGACAAGCGGTCAGTACTTAACTAGTACAGGAGCAGGGGTTCAATGGTCAACATTGACTATTTCTATTCCAACCCTTCAGCAGGTACTGACCGCAGGAAATGTTTCTGATAAGAATATTACTACTACAGGAAATATTCAAGGAAGTACCATTACAGGTACTAATTTAATTGCTAACTCAAACCTACGTGTAGTAGGAACATTATCCGACTCTACAAATTCGGTTGGTTCAAACGGTCAGGTGTTATCTAGTACGGTAACAGGGATTGATTGGGTTGACCTTCCTTCTTACTCAGCTGTTTCTCCATTGATTTATAACAATGTGTCGAAACAGTTTTCAATTCAGCAAGCGACAAGTACTCAAAACGGGTACTTGTCTTCTGCTGATTGGATTACATTTGATGGAAAGCAGAACGCAGGTAACTACATTACCGCATTGACGGGAGAGGCTACTGCTTCAGGTCCGGGTTCTGCTACAATTACTTTAAATAACCTAGCTGTAATTAATAAAACTCTAACAGGTCTTAGTGTTCTTAGCGGAACAATTACAGCAGCAGATAGCATTATTAGTGCATTCGGTAAAATACAGGGACAGATAAATGGACTTGTATCAGGCTTAACTTACAAAGGAGTTTGGAATGCGCTTACAAATACACCTACTCTTGCTAGTGGAATAGGCGAGAGTGGAGAATATTACGTTGTTGATGTTGCAGGAAACACC